TGGGGCGACTACGACGGGGCCGTCGAGGTCATCTCCGCCCTTGCCGCTGCGTGCGAACGGCATCCTGACGCGACCGTGGGCGGCTGGCTATGACCGCCCCTGTCAACGGCACTGTTCGCGAGGTTATGACCTTTGACTATTACGAGGAGGAGACCATTGAGTGGATCTTTTCTGGTCGCCGCCGGGTAGTTCGCCGGCGACTTCCACCACCCCCGGACCGTCGGTGCGTATCAATGCGCTACAAAGACGGCAAGCAGTGCCGATTGTGGGCCCGACTGAACAAAGAGACGTGTTGGCAACATGGTGTTCAATGTTATGAAACCGGCATTACGCGTGCTCGGTTAGCTGCGAAGGCGGCACGCGATGACTGACTGTCTCGCCGGGCCTGCCCACCTCAACAAGTCCGGCCACCTCGTCGGCGGCTGCCTCAGCCGCGACCGCACCACCAACACCCCCGGCACCGCCGAACGTGGCCCGCTGTGCGACGCCGACCTCACCCACGCCACTGCCGGTATCGCGCTGCTCACCTGCGACTACCGTGACCTTGAGCAGCTCCTCCCCCGCCCGGTCGGTCAACGCGGCGACGGGCAGCCCAGTCGTGGTGGCGAAGCCCCGATCCCGCTGCGACTTGACGTGGAAGCGTTGCAACGGGAGATCTGGTGGCTGACCACCGCGTGGGCCGAGGTGCTGGCCGACCGGCACCGGCTGTCCGACCCGCCGATGCGTATCCGTGACGGGTACGCGGTCGAGTGGGCTGTGCGGATCCTGTCGCCCCGGGTCGAACAGTTGGCCCGGATCACCGACGTGCAGATGGCGTCCTACCCCCGGCCGGATGACACGTCCACCCGGTTCCGCACGGTCACGTTGACCTACGTGCCGGGGGCGCAGGGTGTGCTGGATCTGTCCCGGGCGCATCAGCGGGCCCGGTCGGTGCTCGGTTTGACCGAGCCGGTGTATGTGCTGCCCGGCTACTGCCGTAGCCGTGGCTGTGGTCGGCCGCAGCTGCGGGTGAAGGGCGGGTCGGACACGGTGTGGTGCGACTACTGCGCTGCGGTGATGACCCGGGACGACTATGACCGTTACGGCAACCTGTTCCTGCGAGTGGAGGCGGCAGCATGAGTAAGTGGTTTGTGATCCAGTCCGGTGAGCACGCGGGCCTGGTGCACATGGGCGGCTGGATGAAGACCGCGATCCAAACCGTCGACTGGCCGGTACCGACCGATGTATGGCCGGGTCACCTGCGCGGCTACGTCCGGTGGGATCGGGTAGTCAATGAACGACGACGACCTTGGGAGGAATGGCGTCCTTGACCGACTGGCCCTGGCCGGGTGACACGTCGCTTGAACGCGCCCGGCGCATCGCCTGCTCGCTGCTCGCGCTAGTACCCGACCCGGACGAGCGCGCCGGCTACATCGCCATCGCCCGTCGCTACGGCGAAACCTGGCTGGGCGAGTCGCTCGTGCTCCACGACGACACCGCAATCGTCACCACGGCCGAGGCCGCCGACATCGCCTACGTCCACCCTGGCGTCATCCGCCGCTGGCATTCCGAAGGCCACCTACCCGCCGTCAGCCGTGGTCGGTACGTCGTAGCCGAGGTGCGCAGGTGTGCTGAAACGAAGCGACAGATGCGGGCCACCAGAACCCGTGCTTGACATCAGAACGCTCTCTGAGCGATCATCGCGCTAGGAGGAGTCTGCCCACATTGTGGCGGGCTCCATTTTCGTGCCCACATCCAGGAGGAACCCATGACCGAGCTCGACGCTGCCGCACCCGACGAGACCGCCGCCGACGCTGCCGCGCCTGAGGCCGCCGCTGACCCTGAGCAGACCGACGCTCCCGACGACGTTCCTGCCGCTATTGACGACGCGCAGCCCAAGGCGGGGACCGCAGTCGAGCCCGAGGCGGAGTAAACCCCCGACCCGTGTCGGGGCGTCAACGCGCGCCACCCACGTCGAGGCGGCGATGGTCGGTGAGACGGTGCCAACCTCCTTTCCGCCGTCGGTGACCCGGCCAGCGCCCCGACACGAGGCCGGGCGGTGAGGCCATGTCCACCGTTCTCGACGACCCGGTGTGGGCCGCCGCCGAGCAAGAATTCGCGGCGGCCGTCTACAAGCCGTCGCCTTACCTGAACGACCCGGTCGGCTGGGTACGTGACCGTCTCGGCGAACACCTGTGGTCCAAGCAGGCCGACATCGCCCGCAGCGTGGTCGACCACCGACGTACCGCAGTCAAGTCCTGCCACGACTCGGGCAAGACCTACGCCGCGTCCCGACTCGCCCTGTGGTGGATCGACACCCATCCGCCCGGCGAGGCGTTCGTCGTCTCCACCGCCCCCACCTACCGTCAGGTCCACGGCCTGCTGTGGGAGGAGATGCGCCGCGCCGCCCGCACTGCGGCCGCCGCCGGCAACCCACTGCCGGGTCGGATTCTGCAGTCCGACGTGTGGCAGCTGGACGACACGACCCTGGTCGGCTGGGGCCGCAAACCGGCCGACACCGATGAGCACGGCTTCCAGGGTCTGCACCGCCGGTATGTGCTGGTTCTGCTCGATGAGGCGTGTGGTATCCACAAGCAGCTGTGGACCGCTGTCGAGGCGATCACCACCAACGTCGACTGCCGGATTCTGGCCATCGGCAACCCGGACGACCCGGCAACCGAATTCGCCGAGGTGTGCAAACCCGGCTCCGGCTGGAACGTCATTTCCATCTCCGGCTACCAGACACCCAACCTGACCGACGAGCCGGTGCCGGACACCCTCCGTCCGCTGTTGCTGTCGGCCGAATGGGTGCACGACAAGGAGCAACGGTGGAAGGGCCGCCCGTCGTTCACATCCAAGGTGCTCGGCGAGTTCCCCGACATCGGCATCGACACCCTGATCACCCCGGCGATGATCCGGGCCGCGCAGGAACGTACCTGCCAGCCCGTCCCGTGGGCGATTCTGGGTGTGGACGTGGCCCGGTTCGGCTCCGACCGGACCGTCATTGCCCTACGCACCGGCCCGGTGGTGCGGATCATCGGCGAGTACGGCAAGACCGCGACGACTGAGACGACTGGTCTGGTTGTGGTGGCCAAGCGGGAACACATGGCCAACGAGATCCGGGTCGACGGTGTCGGCGTGGGCGGCGGTGTGGTCGACCAGCTGCTCGAGCTGGGCCACGACGTGCTGGACATGCAGGCCGGCGCCTCTGCGGTTGACAGTGAGCATTACCTCAACGCCCGGGCCGAGTGGTACTGGGCGCTGCGGGAACGGTTCGAGGACGGCGACATCGACATCGACCCGGATGATGACGAGCTGGCCGCCGACCTGGGGTCGATCCGGTACAAGTACACCGCCCGCGGCCAGGTGCAGATCGAGAGCAAGGACGACATGAAGAAGCGGGGCCTGCCGTCGCCGGACCGGGCCGATGCGGTGATGCTCACCGCTGCGGCACCGCCGCCACCGTCGGACGCGCTCGAAGACGCGGAGGATGACGACTTCCGCATTAGCCAGTACTGAACGGGGGGAGATGCCGTGGCCGCCAGTGCGATCACCGAACTCCGCCGCGAGGTCGCCTCCCTCAACGAACAGCTCGGCCAGGAACGCAACAACAACGAACTCCTGGCCGAAAGCGTCGCCGACCTCGAGCGGGCCCTGGTCGAACCGGGCTGGATCCGGATGCTGGCGCAGGCCCAGATCGAGTTCGCCCCCGAGGCGTTGGAGCAGATGCACGCCATCTGCCGCCTGTACGCGATCAAGAACCCGCTGATCAAACGGGGACTCGGGCTGCGCTCAGCGTATGTGTGGGGCAGCGGAGTCGAGATCACCGCCCGGGCCAACGGCCGGGAGACCGGCGAGCAGGATGTGCAGGCCGTGGTCAACACGTTCCTGACCGACCCCGGCAACCAGCGTGCGGTCACCGGCCCCGAGGCCCGTGACCAGCTTGAGCGGAGCGGGTTGGGCACCGAGGGCGAGGTGTTCCTGGTCTGCTTCACGCTGCCGGTCACCGGCGAGGTCAGCGTCCGCACCATCTCCCCGGACGAGATTGTCGACGTGATATGCAACCCCGACGACTCGTCCGAGCCGTGGTACTACCTTCGGCGCTGGACCGAGGACCGTTTCAACACGCAGACCGGCACGCACCAGATCAGCCAACGCCAGCAGTTCTACCCATGCATCGACTACCAGCCGCGGGCGCGTCCTGCCAGGCTTGGGCAGCTCCCGGTCAAGTGGGACGGGCCGGTGCTGCATGTGGCGGTCAACCGGCCGCGCGGCTGGAAGCGGGGCATCCCCGACTCGTATGCCGCGATCGACTGGGCCCGGGCGTACAAGGAGTTCCTGGAGGACTGGGCCCGGTTGATGAAAAGCCTGAGCCGGTATGCCTGGAAGGCGACCGTGCCGGGCAAGGCATCGGCGCAGGCCCGGGCGAAGATCGCGCAGGCGCCGGGCGTCAACGACATCACCGGAGCGCCCAACGCGGCCGGCGCGACGGTGATCGTGTCGCCCGAGGCGGCGCTGGAGGCGATCAGCAAGTCCGGTGCGACGATCGACGCCGAGTCGGGCCGGCCGCTGGCGATGATGGTCGCGTCCGCACTCGGCGTCCCGGTGACGATGCTGCTGGGCGACCCGGGTCAGGTCGGGGCCCGGGCGACGGCCGAGACCTTGGACCGACCGACCGAGCTGGAGATGAACCAGCGTCGTGACCTGTGGGGTGCGGTGTATCTGCGGCTGATCCGCTACGTCGTCGCCTCTTCGGCTCGGGCTCCGAAGGGTGTCCTGCAGGGCAAGGTCAGTCTGGATGAGTACGGCCGGGAGACGGTGATCCTGGCCGGCGACACCGAGCAGACCGTGGATGTGGTGTGGCCCGAGTTGGACGACACCGACCCGGCGAAGATGGTTGAGGCGATCACGAAGGCGGCCGGTGTGGGTGTGGTTCCGCCGGAGGTGCTGCTGCGGCTGTTCCTGACTGCGTTCGGGGTGCGCAATGTGGACGCCCTGGTGGAGGCGATGGTGGATGAGGACGGGGCGTTCATCTGGCCGGGTGCGCCGCCGATGGGCGGGCAGGGTGGGCAGGCTTCGGCGCTGGCCCGGGCGGGTGGTGACGCGGCTACTGCGGGGCCGGGCCGGATGGTGCCGGACGAGGAGCCACCGGAATCTGAGGAGGAGTCCTAATGTGCATCGGCGACACGGTCCACTATGTCAGCTACGGCACCCCTAAGGGCGAGTTTGCCTCGACCTGCCGGGCGGCGATCATCACCGAGGTGGACGACGGTAAGACGGTGGGGCTGGCTGCGGTCAACCCGACCGGGGTGTTCTTCCACTCGTTGGCCGACGGCGGCTGCCGATACGACAGCGCGCTCGGCCGCACGCCGGCCGGGGGCACGTGGCATGGCATGGATGAGTGCAATCCGGACGGGGCGACGTTGAGCCGGATCTGGGGCGGCGACGCTTCCGGCATAGGCCCGCTGGCCACGTAGAGCGGGGGTCGGCGCGTGGCGATCCAGAAGCCGACCCTGAACTTGCTCCGCCAGCTCACGGTCGCCATCGGCGGCGAGGCCGACGCCGTCACCCGCGATCTCACTCGAGCCTGGACCCGCTCATGGGATGATCTTTCCGTCGTGTGGAAGTCGGCGATGGACGACGTGGTTGCCAAAGCGGCAGCCACCGGCGAATGGCCGAGTGCGTGGCAGCTGGGCCGGATGGAACGGCTCGGCCGGGCCGTCGGCGAAAGCGAGACCGCGCTCACCCAACTCGGCAAACGGGCCGGTGTGGAGATCACCGACGGCGCGGGCAAGGTCGTCGGGATCGACGCCGACTACGAGCCCCGGCTGGTCTCCTCCCAGCTGCCGGCGGCCGAGGCGGCCGTGGCCGCGGCCGTCTACTCCGCCCGGGTCACGCCAACTGCGTTGGATTTCATCGTCGCCCGCACCCAGGGCCAGATCGAGAGCGCACTTCGTCCACTGTCGAGCGACGCCACCGACGCGATGCGGCGTTCACTCATCCAGGGCATCGCCGTCGGCGCCAACCCGAACGTCGCGGCGGCGCAGATGGTCAACCAAGTTGAGGGTGCGTTCAACGGCGGCCTGTCCCGGGCGATCAACATTGCCCGCACCGAGATGCTCGACGCCTACCGTTCCGCCTCCCGCTACAGCCATGCCGCCAACGCCGACGTGGTGTCCGGCTGGGTGTGGTTGTCCACGTTGGATGGACGCACCTGCCCGGCCTGCTGGAGCATGCATGGGCGGGTGTTCCCGGTCGAACAACCGGGTCCACTTGATCATCAGCAGGGAAGATGCGCAAGGGCACCACGCACAAGATCATGGCGTGACCTCGGTTTCAACGTGGCCGAGCCGGCCGACGAGATCCCCGACGCACGGGCCATGTTCGGCAAGCTGTCGCCGGACCGGCAGCGCGCCATCATGGGGCCGGGCCGGCTGGCGCTGCTCAACTCCGGCAAGGTCGGCTGGAATGATCTGGCTTCGCTGCGGGGCAGCACTGGATGGCGGCAGTCGTATGTGCCGCGGGCGGTCACCGACCTGCAACGCATCGCCAACGGGCGGGCGGTCACCAGCCTGCCGTTGACACCGTCGCCGTTGCCGCCCGCGCTGGTCCGGCAGATCCCGTCGCCGAGAGCGGCGTTG